CCGCCACGATGCTATGAATCTGTACCAGAGGGGAAGAAGGGCAACATGAAACTCCACCGCAATTGCACATACTGCTCATTTAAATTTGAGTGCTATAAAGATGCAAACAATGGGCAAGGTTTACGGACATTTCAGTATGCAAATGGCCCAACGTACCTTACCCATGTGGAGGTTGCACCAAGAGTCGAGGAGATAGTATGAACAGAAAGACGATGAAGAAAATAAATCGCCATGTCTCTGTTATCTCAGTACAATGGTTGAAGAGCTTGATGCCAAATGAAGAAGAAGCAGATAAAATAACATTAGATAATTACAAGAATTTTCTGAATCAGTCTCCTTTTTACTTTAGGGATAATCAAATCTTTAATTCTTCTTTCACAGAAAAGTGGACAAGGCGAAAGCTTAAGAAACTTTTTAGAAGAAATCCTTCTAAAGCTATTGACAGTTATAACTATTCTGACTTAGTATGAAACCTTTAAGCTTAGAGGCGCTAGTTTTTTATTGCGCCAAGCAGATAGCTGATGAAGAACCCCTAGATGAAGATATTCTGTACGAACTGTACACCATACTAAAAATATACTTTGAAGATAGAATAACAATACATTGAAACCAAGAATTAAAAAAGGCTATAGAAGGCCTAGAGTAAAAAGGCCTACAGACAAAGCACCTGTGAGGGGGTATGATTCTAATTGGGAGTATGAGCTTCACTCAGGCATACTCAACGATTGGAGTCTGCACTCTGAAAAGACAGAGTATGTTGTCGAGCATACCTATCACCCTGATTTTATTCGTGAGCTTGATGGTAAAAAGATTTACCTTGAGGCTAAGGGCCGCTTCTGGGACCACAATGAATATAACAAGTATGTTTGGATTGCTAAGGCTTTACCAGACGATATAGAGCTTGTGTTTTTATTTGCTGATCCAGATGCACCAATGCCACAGGCGAAGCGCCGTAAAGACGGGACAAAACGTAATCATGCTGAATGGGCCTCTTCAAAAGGCTTCCGTTGGTTCTCTGAAGATAGTATACCTGCCTCTTGGATAGACGCTTCAAAGAGGGAGAGTCTCAGCGATGATGAATGATCGTAAACGTGAGAGGCTAGAAAAGTTTAGCCGACACAAAAGAAAAAAATACGAAGAGCGGGACTCTGAAAAATACAAGCCAATAAAAAAGCGAAACAAATACAAGCTGAATATTAATGACTTGAACGATATTGAAGAGTTAGAATGAAGTCGCCCTGCACAAAAGTTTGCACACTAATGGATGGAGTGTGTGTTGGATGTGGAAGGAATCTAAAAGAAATAAGTAACTGGTCGAAATATACCACCGAAGAAAGGAGAGAGATCATTGGACGCCTATCAACAATACATACACAAGAGCAGGTACGCAAGATACCTTCCAAATGAAGAGCGACGAGAGTCGTGGGAAGAAACCGTAAAGCGGTACGTTAATTACTTTTCAAATAAATATGATCTGAAAGATGTTCAGGACGAGCTTCTGGACTCAATCAAAGGTATGGAAGTCATGCCCTCTATGAGAGCTTTGATGACTGCTGGAGAAGCTTTAGATCGTGACAACATGGCGGGATTCAATTGCAGTTACATTGCTATTGACAGCCCTCGCTCTTTTGATGAGATGATGTACGTTCTGATGTGCGGTACAGGCGTAGGCTATAGTGTAGAAGATCAATACGTTTCTAAACTTCCAGAGATTGCAGAGGATTTTCATGCAACAGATACAGTCATACATATACCGGATTCAAAAATTGGATGGGCGAAATCGTATCGGGAGTTGGTATCGTTGTTGTATTCAGGTCAAATACCAGAATGGGACACAACTAGAGTTCGACCTGCGGGTGCCTCGCTCAAAACTTTTGGAGGTAGAGCAAGCGGCCCAGAACCTCTTGTCGACCTCTTCAAATTTACAGTTAGATTATTTAAGGGAGCGGCTGGACGAAAGCTTACGTCCCTTGAATGCCACGATCTTTGCTGTAAAATTGCTCAAATCGTCGTTGTCGGAGGAGTCAGACGATCAGCCCTGATCAGTCTTTCGGATCTATCGGACGATGCGTTACGACAAGCAAAGCACGGAGCTTGGTATAACACTGAGTCTCAACGTGGTCTTGCAAACAACAGTGCCTGCTATAACAGCAAGCCTTCTTTTGAACAATTTTTAGATGAATGGAGAAGTCTTTATGAATCAAAAAGTGGAGAACGAGGAATATTCAGTAGAGCCGCCAGCCAAAAGCAAGCTGAAAGAAACGGTAGGCGTGATAGCGACAGAGATTTCGGAACAAATCCATGCTCTGAAATCATCCTTAGAAAGTCACAAGTATGCAACCTTTCAGAAGTTGTCGTCAGACCGGAAGATACGGCTGAATCTCTCAGGAGAAAAGTACGAGTTGCGACTATCTTGGGAACTCTCCAAGCCACCCTCACGGACTTCCGCTACCTAAGAGGTATCTGGAAAGCCAACACCGAAGAAGAATCTTTGTTGGGCGTAAGTCTTACTGGCATTCTTGATAATCCATTGCTCACTTTAGAAAACGAAGATCTTGATTTATTGCTTGAGGATCTGCGTGATGTTGCTATTGAAACCAACAAAGAGTGGGCAGAGCGTTTAGGTATTCCACAAAGTGCGGCTATCACTTGCGTCAAGCCTAGCGGTACAGTCTCTCAGCTAGTGGATTCTGCGTCAGGTATTCATGGACGCTACGCACCATATTATATTCGTCGTGTACGGGCTGATATGCGTGATCCATTGTGTCAGGTCTTAGAAGACGCTGGAGTGCCCTGTGAGATGGATAACTTCTCACCCACTACCAAGGTATTCTCCTTCCCTAAAAAGGCTCCAGAAGGCGCTGTGTTCGCTTCTGAGCAGTCTGGTATGGAACAGCTAGAGTTGTGGGCCAAATATCAAGAGCATTGGTGTGAGCATAAGCCCAGCATTACTGTATACTATAGGGATTCAGAGTTCCTTGAGATCGGTAATTGGGTATATAATAATTTTGATACGATCTCAGGTATATCTTTCCTGCCTTATGATGAGCATAGCTACGCTCAAGCACCATATGAGCAGATCACAGAGGATGAATACGCTGAAATGATTAAGGGTTTTCCAAGGGAGTTTGATTGGAACCTTAATGAAGCAGATGATTTTACAGAGGGGGCACAGACCTTAGCCTGTGTTGGTGGAGCCTGTGAATTATAATAAGGAGCGGTATGAAGGAAGGAACCTTAGTAGGCTTTCGCATTATCATAGACTCTGATGGTGTCTTAATGACCGAACAAACCGAACTACCTGATGAACATATATCTAAAGTCTTCAGGGAAGAAGAGAGTCAGATACTTGTTCGTGCGGCTATTCGTTCATTCAAAGAGATTACCGGAGATATGCACTCCAAGCTTGAAACGGAGATTGATGCCATCAACAGGGTTTGCTAGTAGCCATAGCCTTTTGTATTAGGCCCCCGTTACTAGCTCTATGGCGAGCAGTTTTTTTAGCAATTCCTTTTGGTTGCTTTGAAAATTGCTTGCCTTTTTTTGTGTCTTCTCTTTTCTTTGCAGATGTTGCGGCATACTCTGCCGACGAGAGAGAATCTCTAGCACTCTTAGGAAGATAACGCTCACCCGTAGCCTTTGGGCCTTGCGTAGAAGGCTTACCAGACTTGGTTCCCCAGTCTTCTTTTGTCCAATCTTTCAAGGACTGTTGTGACTTTTTAAGTGCCATTTAAATTCCTCTTATATAATTTTATGTAAAACTTAGCTTTTGTAGCCACCGCCTGCTTTCTTGTAGGCTTGTGCCAGCATCTGAGCCTTTCGAGCAGACCACTGCCCCGGCTTCCCGCCTTTACTACCCGCTTTAATTCTTTGAAAGATTCTTTTCCGCAACTCTGGCTTTGTGTAGTTTCCAGCTTCATTTACTCTGCTCTTAGTTTTCTTTTTCTTTTTAGCTTTGCCACCTTTCTTGAACATTTCTCTTTCAAGATCAGAGACACTTCTGGGTCCACAGTGCATATCACTTCTCCAGATCGTAGATAGATTTGTAAGATACCATACCACCCTTAGACAAACGACCCACCCGCATATTCTTTTTACCTAGCTGTGCTGGATCATAGCTAACACCTACAGGATCATCGTCCTTTTTCTTTTTATTGGTATTGGTGGTGGTTGTGGGCTGTGTACCGCCTTTCTTTACGGCCTTAGTAGCTACCCTCACCATAGCACCCAACCCCGGATTCAAGACGGTAGGTAACACACTTGCAAGAGCCTTTACATCTTTAATATTTATTTTGCTTGCCATTCTAATCTCCCGGCGGTAACGCCAATAGTTTTTCGTTTGAAATTATCCAAGCCTTTGGGATGGCTATCTCTGCATCACCCTGAACGGCTTTACCATCTTCAATCAACACATGAGGACATATAATTATTATGTCATCATCTTCATGGATGACCATGCCGCAAGAAACTGCAATAGCGGCTGTGATTTGTTTGAGTTCGTTGATGTCTCTCCAGCCCATGTTAGAGCCTCCAGAGGCATCGTGCCATACTATCTTGGTAAGCGTTACCACTTGACCTTATCAGCCCAATACGCCGCAGACATATTGCCCTTTTTAATGTTACGTCTGTGACGGGCTTTGAAGCTCTTACGCTTGGCCTTCATACGCTTAGACTCTCCAGCCTTTGGCTTACCAGCAGTCTTAGCGCCCTGTTCACCAAAACGAATAATCTTTTCTTTTCCGTCTTTACAGGCTTTGACAACATGAGACTTCTTAGGATGGTTGGGTGTGCGTCGAGGCTTGTTACAGGCCATCTTCTTCTTGTCGATCTTACCGCCTTTGGCCTTTCCTTCGCGCCCCTCACCGTCCTGATAAAACGGATTTAATCCTGCATCCATTCTTTTTATAGCGTGGTCAACAGCCTTGCGAACAATAGAACGTGGTAGATCTTTGGCCTTTCCTTCCCAATCCTGACTTTGCAATGCTTTTATTTCTTCAGCCGTTAGGGTTGGAACCATAGTAGGAATCTGTACTTCCTTGCCGTCTATAGGTACATCAATAGAAAGCTCTGTCATAGTCTTTCCAGTTTCTAAGTTTTTAACAGGGCCAAGAAAGCCGTGTGCGGATTTAATGCTACCGTCAGCCCTATACATATCTTTAGGTAGGCCACCCTTGGCAACCGCAAGCCGTCTTGTAAGGCCTCCTGCGCTATACATAAAGTCTTTACGATCTCCACGCACAGCGTTCTTAACAAGCACTAATGGGCCAACCTGAATAGCCTCATCACCAGCTATAATTGGATCACCTGTAGCTCTATCAAAGAAATAAGAATGTCTATCAGGGTTATAGCCCACTTGAGTCCACTCAGGATCATTCAAGGCTTCTTGGGCTAGTCGATAGTTTTCTTCATCAGATCTATTAATAAGATTACCATCAATCCTCGCAAATGGAGATTTAGCTCCCCCCTGCATAACCTTTTCAGCCTTTATCTGCTCTCCCTTTGTCGGCATCAAATCTACGTTTTCGATAGCCGCTGTAGCTCTGTGTGATGCCTTGCCCTTTACATGGACGGTTGGAACCCATGTATCATGATTCGTGTACGCAGGTATGTCTAGCCGTAAGCCTACCTTCTGTCCATCAGGAATCTCTAAGTTAATTTTTTCTTTCTTATTTTTATCTAGTGCATTGAACATCTCATCATAGGTTGCTGGTTCAGGAACTTCTGCATACGGACTAAGCGTTGCATCAGATACTGGCTCGCCCTTGGCTCTTTGCACCGCAGGTTTAGTCTTTGGCATATTCTTAGCAATCAACCTAGCAACAATACTGCCTGCACTTAGCTCTAGACGCCTCTCAGGGTCTTCCTCGTCCATGAAGGCCGCTCCAGCCTGTTGGTTGTAGGGGAGGCCTGTCATCTTGTCAATGCGCTCATCAGGCTCTACAGGGACTTGTGGAACGTCTCTGACTTCACCGCCCTTTGCAAAATCTTGTAGCTCTTCTAGCTGTGGTAGATCTAATGCACCACCTCGTGGAGAAACTTTCTCTTCATCCACACGAATAAGTGGTGTTCTTAAAATACCATCTTCAATACCGTTCATGCGATCCATAAAATCAGAATAGCTTTCTTGATCGTCTAACTTTAACTTATAACCAATCTCACGATAATTGTCACTTATAAATTCAGGCAGGTGAGCCCTATTTTGAAATAAAGCTATTCTCATCTCATCGCCTATACCGGCTTTTATAAGCATAGCCTCTACAGCAACATCTCCAATTGACGATCTAGCACTAGATACAACCTCATAAAGATCTTGTTGATATTGATAATTCAATGCAAGCTGTCGAGCATATTTATCAAGATATTCTGCTTCTTTTTCTTCATCTTTGTATGAAGGCATTTTTCTACCAAGGGTGTTAGTTTGTCTTTTATATTTCTCAGCCGCATAAAACACAGCCTCATCTGCATAAACAGGGGTCATCCTGATTCCAGATAAAGCAATAAGTTCTAAATTTTTGTCTTTACGAGGACGATCAAAGTTTGTTTTCTTTTCATCAGAAAATATATTTTGAGCGCTGGTTATATATCCGGGCGTCACAGAGTCTAAAAGATTAATTGCCATCTCACCCAAAACCTCTCCATTTGTCATGGAGGGAGAAGTCATTTCAACACCTCTATCTGTTACATAACGGCCTTCTTCTTCGTTTAACCATCTCTCATAGACCGTCTTGGCAATATCATATAGCGAACTAGTGGCAATTGATTCATCAGTATATGGAGCTATTAAAGGTTTTATAGCCGCAGTGCCAGCATTCATCAATATTTCATCTAACTCTTTTTCTTTCATTTCACCATTTATAATCTCGCCTAATACAGCCTGTATAGGCTCTCTAATGGTGTTATAAGAATCAATAAACTTTGTATCTATCGCTACGGTCTGACCGTCTACTACCATAAATATTTTATTAGACTTAGACCAAGGAGTTTCACTTAGTTTTTGAGCCGCTCTCGCCTCTTCCTCATTATATCCCATAATATATTCTGAGGTCGTAGACAACCCTTCCCAGAGGGCGGGGACTGCCGCAAAACCAAGGAGCCTTTTTATTCCTCTGCGTTCTAATACAGCGTTGCCTGAGTTTATTTCTTCATAACCCTGCTTAACAATATTTACACTTGTGCGAATAATCTCACTAGGAAATGCTGGGAAATTACCAAACGGTAAATACCTTAAATTTTTAATATTAGGAGGAACAAGATCATAGTTTGGCATATTGTTTCTGACCAACTGAGCGGCCTTGCGCTCTAATACTTCGACCGGCTCGTCAGGAAAAGCCTTCATCAGTGTTTCAAGTTCAGAATTGTAGACACCGATTTTAAAGAAATCATCAATGCCCATATAAAAATCTTGTGGTAGTTTTAATATAGCGCGTTCAGCCTGTCGCCCCATAAACTCTGAAAGAGATGCTGTTTGTTCAAAATCTTTTAAAGATCTTCTAAACTCACCGATTTTTACATTGGTATTTATAATTCCTAATTTTAGATAATGCTCATAAAGCTCATCAAGCGCCTCGTTGCCCATATTAAAAGCTTCGTTTGCAATACTTTTTACAGATGTTAGGCCTCCTTTAAATCCTAAACTAAATACACCATTGGCGAGTGCAAACTGTGGCGCACCCAGCAAGTTACGCGCAGTTGTAGTTACGCTGTGTACAGTCTTTGAAGCCTGAGAAGCGCCCTTTAAGCCAGAAAAACCTTTCATGACTGCACCAAAAACTCTATATGCTGTGCTGGAGGCGGCAAGAGATCCTGCAAACCAATCATCTTGAAGGCCTTCCAAGGCCTGTTTAACTTGTTTGGTCGTATACATACCATTAAGCACACTGCCGGGAATATTAAGCTGTTCTGTGTATTCAATATCCTTGCCGGTTCTTTGACTAGGAATAACTCGTTTACCACCACTAACAACATTTCCTGCGGCATCCGTTACTTCAGCAGGGAAAAGATATTTATTTCCTGCGGCTTGAAGTAAACGCTCATTAAACTTGTTGTTTTCTACTAGCCTTGCCATTTTAGTGGCGGTCAAGATTATGTTTTCGGAGGGGTTTTCTATTTCACCTAAAAACTCCCTCGTAACTTTAGTAAGCTTTTGTCGTTGTAAAAGTAACTTTTTATTTTCTGAAGACATATTGTTGAAATAACTAAATACATCACCACGAGAGGCTTTAATATCTTTCATTAAAGTCTCAACATCACTCTTTGCTCTAATAAAAGCATCTTGTTCAGATAATGCCTCTCTACTTAGAATCATTTGGCCTGTTTCTGCGTCCTTAATATACAAAGGCTTCATATAGCCTTCTTGTATTTGCCGTATAAAACGATTCATTGAAGATTGGCTTGGCTTATATCTAGGATCTTCAAACATCCTATAAGATCTTCTAAGATACTGACCTGCATTTTCAACAATAACTTCTTTTAAAGTACCGTCAGGTATAGAAGAATTAACTATCCTAGAAGATAAGCCATCAATAAGCTCTCTAGCATCTAATACAACTTCAGCAGTTTCTGCATCTACTTTTAAACGATTAGAGACTTTATTAACTTTAAATTGTCTTTCAGCGTTTACGTCAAAATCAAAGACTTCTGTTAAATAGCTTTGCACTTCTTTATTAGTAGGCCTTTTATCGCCCAACACATCCAGCTTGTTTGAGAGCCTTGTTGCAATGTTCTCTGCTTCTTGAATAATCTGCCTAGTTGCATATTCTTTTTGTCTATACAAGTTAAATCCAAGAGGCGTGAAGTATCCCCTAGACGTAAAAAACTGTCCTATAAAGCGATTTATAGCACTAGAGTTTTGCATCTCAACTTGAGCAAGGCCTTGAGGGGTTTCAGAAAGCGGCATATAGTCTGTAGGTTTTAATTCTGTAAGATCAAGTTCGTCTCTAGCTTCTTTTAATAAAGCCAGCGCCTCGTCTGCCTGCTCCCTTACAGTCATATCTGGGCGTAGCACTTCTTTCAGAGGCTTTATAACCAAAGCATTGCCTCCCTTTCCAAGAAGCTTTATGCCTTCTATAAACGTACCAATCGTGTTGTTAGCCACTAATGCCTCTAGACTCAATCGCATACGCTTTTCTAATTCGTCATCGTCTTCTTTGATGTGAAAAAACTCAACAAAGTCTTTGGTCTGTTGGCCCATTTGAATAAGACCTGCTTCATCCAAATCTAAAGCCACACCTGCCAAAGTTTCAGAAGGCTTGTCAGAATACAGCGCATTTTCTGTAATAACTGCGGCTGTACTACCAGATGTAATATTAGAAATTGTCTGACTGAGACGGCTAGTACCTTCTTTAAAGGCCTGTTTAGATCGCATTAGCGCCCCACCAGCTACAACATAAGGAACCGCTAAGGTTAGCGCACCTGCTGTTGTGCTATAGTCTTTGTATTCTCCTGAAGGCTTGTCAATAATTTCTTCTTCTTGGACATCTTGACCATAAGCCTGCAAACCCCTCGTTGTTTGCTTTACAAGATAGTTCTTTATATTTTGTACCAAATCATCGCTAACAGTATCTTCAGTTGTAAAGCCTTCTGGAATACCAAGCAAGCCAGAGGCAAGCTCTCCTGCTTTACCAAAGGGGTGCTTTGCCGCATAGTTAATAATATCTTGTCCAAGCTCTACTGGCCCCATCATGGTTCTAACCATTGTCTGACCCATATCAGCCACAAAGTTTTCTCGCTGTGGTTCAGGCTCAGGCTCAGGCTCAGGCGTAGGCTGTGTAGGAGAAAAAGACTTTTGTAGTTTTCTTTTTTCTTCTGCACGAGCAAGTAGCTCTTCTCGTGAAAGAGGGTTTTTGCTATCGTATTGAATAGTAATTACTTCACCGTCTGGGAAAGTAACTGTCTGTTGGACTTGAGGCATAAATTAAGTTCCTGATACAGGGGTTACTGGACCAACATAGGGTATTTCTGCACCAGAAAGATCTAGCGGCTTAAAGCTTGATCCTTGACTGCCAAGCCCTTTAAAAATATTGGAAATCATTTCTCCTTGTCTTACGGACATTGCATTCAGTTCTTCACCCGCAATCGGGTTGCCTGATCGCAAAGACGCATCATATGTTTCCATTAGATCTTTTAATCCTGAACTCAAAACAGCCGCCTGTACTGCATCTGGAACACCTCCTGAACCAAAAAAATCTTTTGCTCTGGTGGAATCTGTCAATGCCCGTGTAAAAATTTGAATAGCTACATTATATTTTTCTGTTGAGAGAGGCTGACCTTCAACAAGCGAAACGCCGTTTGCCGCTAATTCCCGTGCAAAATTTTGATAGCCTTGACTGTCTTTTCCAAAAACATTTTCTGCGCCAGCTAAGATATCTAAAATTTGTGGTTTACCAACCTCTTCTAAGATGTCATCATTTATAGTGTCTATAGGCGTAAAAGCCCCTAAAGTCTGCGAGCCATCTGCCCCTTCCGTTAATACAGCCTTATAGAACATTGTCCTACCATCTGCTTCAGCAGTCTGTATTACAGGCTTTTCAGTAGTTACCTTTAGATCTTTCAGGTCTTGTACTGCTTGATCGTTATCAGCATACACTGTCGAATACTCAAGATTTCTTGTTTTCATATATTCTTCAGTTATCGTGTTCAAGCGTCTAGCTCTTCTAGCCTGTAGCTGAGTAGGCGTTAGGCCCGGAGGAACCTCTGTTGGTAAGATATCCGTCTTTGTATATTCGGCTAAAGAGGCTAATTGAGCCTGCTCTGCCTCTTCTTTAGACATACCATCAAACAGACCACGAATAGAAGCATCAAAAAGATTTTGAGTGCTGTTAGGGCGTAGCCGCCTAGAAATAAGATCTATGTTAGCTTCAAAATCTTTTGGGCTTTTTTGTGCTAGTTCAATAGCTCGCCTTCGTATTTCAGTATATTTCTCAGCTTCTTTTCTAGCCTCACGATCTACTAGCTCATCAAAACCAAACGCCGCTTGTGCCGCTTCAGGACGCTCTTGAAGAAGTCTATTTTTAACATCTTCTCTAATCAGGCCTGTCATATATTCTAAATCGCCCATCCCTGCCTCTTGTTGCTTTTGAAGATCTTTCAGCCAATAAGCTCTATTAGAATTTGCCGTCCTTGCAACTTGCTTAGAAGCTAATACAGGCTCAGACTGCTGAAAAGCAGTAAACCTGTCTTCTAAGACCTGATTAAATATTCTTTCACCAGCCTTAAGGCCAATCCCTAAAAGCCTTTCAAAGTTGCTAGGCTCGTCTTGCCTTTGTCGGCTACGATTGTCTGCAAGAATTGCTTCATAGGTTTCACGGGGTGATCTAGCCATCTTGATCTTCCTCTACTTTTGGTGCTGATAAGAGGCTGTCTTCTTCTACAAGCTCGGGAGCTTCGTCCTGTTCTTCTAAACTCATCTCTTCAGCAGTCGGTAAACTTTCTAGTTCTCTTTTTTGCTTAGGCTCTACAAACGGTAGAGGGATGTTTTTGTCTGATAAAGTCTGTAAGTTTTTAATTTTTTCTTCAGACATTTTTGTACCGAACATTAGCTCTTCTTCAATCTCATCTTCTTCCTCACCTCTGAAGATAACAGGATCAATACCTGCTCTTTCAGCCAACGCTAAAAGCATATAAGCTGTAGGCTCTATCAAAAGCATCATAAGATTCACATCCCACTTGCCTTCGGTAAAACCCGTAAATAGCATAACCTGAGCTACATCCATAACAGGAATATCGTCAAGCATCGCCTGTATAAGCTGTTGATAATTTGCCTCTTCAATCATCTCTGAGAAGAGCCATTGTGCGGCTTCGTGAACATTGGTGTACTCAGGAGGCCTTTCGTAAGGGGCGGGATTATCTGGATCAGATGTTAAGCTAGACCCCGGTATGGGACCACCCTTCATTATTACATCAAAGTATTGCTGATTCATGCCGCCATCCCGTAGATTTCTTTCATACGACTTCCATAAACATCAGGTACGAATGCGGCATCACCATATAAGAAGCCGTTAGATACTGCTTTATTATATGCACCAGCAATAGAAGCAAACTCTGCAACAGGCTGTCCAGTATCTAGATTCTGCCCAATGCTTGCAGACGTTCCCAACATAGAGGGCACTGCAACAGTTGTTCTATTAAGGTTATAAATAGGCTCATCTACGAGTCCAAGCTCTTGAAGGCCTTGAGTTATCACACCTTCACCAGCTCTGCTGAAAAATTCTTTCGGGGCTTCACGAACATACTCACCAATAGCTTCAGGAGCGCCCTCTACAGATGCCCTTATATTACCCGGAAGCTCTTCTATAGCTTTTTTGCCTGCATCAAAGGTGGCCTGCAACAAGCTTTTTGGTTCTGTCGCCACTGCCTGTTGCACCGCATCAGAAACGCCTGATGGAGACAAGAGGCTAGAAGATTGTGTAGTGGGCGGCAGATTTAAAGCTTTTTGAACAGCGTCTGGAGCCAATACATTTCCTTGGCGTGGCCCAATACCTTGATATCCCGTTTCTAAATTGGTTGGGAAAGCGCCTCCACTATCAGAAACAATCGCATCTAGTCGCGCCCTTTCAATTTGTTCAGGAGTCATACTAGCTACATTAGAAGCCAATTGATCTGTAATAGTTGCTGTTTTACCAGTAACTAGCTCAGTCGTGGCTTTTCCAATATTACTCAACGCTTTTCCAGCCGTATCAAACACCTCGCCCCACTTAGCCGTTCCGGGTTCTACAACATTAACACCAAGCGTGTTTGACAAAAACTGACCAGTTTTACTTGTAGGGTCAACACCCAAACTACTTGCAATGTTAGTTGCTGTTTTACCAATAACGTCTGTTACGCCTTTAGTAATAGAATTGTAAAGGCCCCCGACTCTTGAATATGCGGCTTGCAGGAACTTACCGGCACCACTAATAATGGAAGATCCAATACCAGTGTAGCCAGCCATAGCCCCTGCGATACTACTAAATCCTTTAGCTAACGCACCGCCTATTCCCGGCAAGATAAACATCATACCAATCTGACCGATAATGCCTATCTTATTCATGAACTTTCCAACTTTCTTAAAAGCACTTTTAATGCCTTTGCCGATTTTCTTAAAGACTTTTTTTACGCCCTTAAAAATTTTCTTAAAAAATCCCACAATTACGGCCCTCCATTTATAATTCGACCAATTGTACTCATTAAAGAATCTATTGATGAGTTTGAATCTTTGCCTGCCGCAGTCTCGTTACCTAGAGCAACAGCATAAAGCTGAGTTTCTCTATTAAGGGCGTTTTCATTAGATTGCCTTAAAAAGTTGGCAGAGTCCCTAGCTTCTTGCCAAGTGTTCTGCTGTTGTTGCATAGTCATAGCAAAAGCATTCTGTGCGTTCTGTTGATTAGCGGCATTTTGTGCCGCATTCTCAGCCAGAGTAAGCTGTCTTTTCCATGCAACATCAGCCTGTGCAATAGCTTGTGCGTTTGCGGTGTTAAACTGCTCACGCCTAAATTCTTGGTCCGCATTAAACTGACTAGCTTGTAATTGCATTTGAGAGTTTGCAATACGTTCTGAGCTATCAGACCTTATTTGAGCAGATTTTATTTGTGCATTAGCACCAATCCTAGCCGCACTAGTTGTGGCACTTGCCGCAATGTTTGCAGTTTTAATACGAGTACGACTATCTTTATCTGCTAAAGTTTGTTGATTAATTGCTGAAGCATTAAACTGACTCATAGCATTCATTTGAGAAGCATTGAACTGCTCAATCTGTGCCGCCAAAGACGCATTAAACTGATCTACTTGATTTTGGCTTTGTGCATTAAACTGCTTCGCGGCATTCTGCATTGACTGATCAGACAATAAAGCCTGTTGAGCCATCTGAGCATTCATAATTGCCGCTTGTTGGTCAGCATTAAAGTTTGCCATGTCCATCTGCAAAAAGGCTTGGGCGTTCTGTGCCGCCAGTTTTGTTTGATTGTTGGCGTTTGTCAGATCTAAGGATGCTAAAGCTGTAGCGTTCTGCATCGCCGCTTGTTGCTTTGCATTAAAATCAGTCATTGTCATAGACTGCATAAATTTACTATTAGCTAACTGAACTTGTTGATCAGCACTAAATTGTGCCATATCCATATTAGCTACCATAGAAGCGTTCTGCACAGCCGCCTGTTGATCAGCACTAAGCTGTGCTAAATTCATACGGGATGCAATCTCGCCCTGAAGAATATTAGTTTGTAGGCGAGTATTAAGATTGGCAAGTTCTGTCTGCTGTGCGGCACTAAGATTATCTGCGCTCGCTTGATTCAAAGCAGAAAGATTTGCAAGTCTCATCTGTTGCTCGTTACTTAAGTTTGCAAGCTCCATTTGTTGCTTGAAGCCAGCATTCTTAGCAAGGAAGTCAGCCGCAACCTGCATCTCTTGCATACGCCTAACATTCTCAGCAGACATATTTTCTTTATTGGTCTGGAACTCAAACTGAAGATTCGCCATCTCCATTTGTTGTTCATTTCCCAGATTAGCAAGATTCATCTGCTGTTGTTGCTGAGATCTCTGCATAGCCGCTTGCTGTTCATTCTGAAGATTCTGCATACGCATCTGTTGCGATTGAGCCGCAGAAGTAATCATTGTGTCTTGAGCAAACTGGCTTTGCATTGCAGACATCTGCTGGGCCATCTGAGCCGTCTGAGAAGCCGATGTCTGACGATTAGCGGTGTTTTGTAGCCTTCGTTGAGCATCTAGGTTAGCTTGCGCTACATTGGCCTGTTGCTCGTTTGAGAGGTTCTGAGCGGCCCTTTGCTGTAACGCCTGAGCATTAGACTGTGCAATAGGCATAGCACTTTGAATAATTGCATTAAACAAAGCATCTCTAGCTACGTTAGAGGCTGTCATACCTCTTGCCGCCATTTTTTGTTCTACTGCGGCAACAGCGGCCCTAGCCCATACAGGAGTCTCTCCATCTTCTAAGCCAGCAAGCAGTGTTTCCATCTGAGAAGACACCAAAGCTTCTGTAGGCAGTGCCGCAACAGCCGCTCTAATCTCAACGGGCTGTTGATCTATTTGCGCTTCAACAGTTGCAGGATCTTCTACAATTGTAGCCGTAAGCTCTCTAGGAAGCTCACCTACTTCTGCAACCATATCAGCCGCCGCACCTTTAGCGGCAGTACCTTTGACTGAACGCATCTTAGCGGCTTCATAGCCTACTTTATCAATAATCTGAGCGGCTTCACCATCTGTAGCAGGAGTACCAGTGATGGCTTCACGCTGTTGTGCTTCAGCTTCTGGAGTTTCTGCAACCGTTGCCATCTTTCCAGTTGCTGGATCTACAAAAGCCCCATCAGATAATTCATATTCAGCGGCTTCTGCTAATGCGGCCTGCTCTGCTTCTTCATCTCTCTCAGCCGCTACTGCCCGTTCAGTAAGCTCTTGCTTTTCAAACTGAGCAGTCGCACCTTCGCTTAATTCACCATCAACATTTTCTACATCTTGGACTTGATCAGAAACGGTTACAACGTCTTCTACCAGACTAGCTTCTATCTCATCAGGCGCTTGCGCTTCTTGTGCTGTCGCTAAAGCCGCATCGCCCTGTGTAGTTGTTTGGGCTGGTTGAGCGGGTGATCCTCTAACTTCTGTCCTAACTGGTCTAGCCGGTCGAGCCATTGCCATTTCAACAGGCGCTTGTGCTGTAGGTCGAGGTGCGCCCCTTACACTGCGTGTTTGTGTTTGTGTTTGTGCCTGTTGTGCTACAGCGCGAATAGGCTGAGGACGAGTACTTTGTCTTTCAGCAACTTCTACTTGGGTAGTCTTAGGAGCATCAGGACCAAAAGGATCTACTTCAGCTTTAGCAGTTTCCTTCATTTCAATAACGGGGGTAGTTTCAAGATCTGTTGTATCTACTTTTACAGGCGTGTATATAGCCTCTTGTGGAATCTCAACAGGATCTGGGAAAGCAACATTAGCTCCGGGGTCATAAGCATCGGGGGTGCCATCGCCGTCTGTATCTACATTAGCCGCAGGACGCCCGCCACCAGTAGTTGGGCCAGTACCGCTACCACCCCTATTTGGACCACGCCCACGATTACCGTCATGCCCTGCTTGCCACTCGCCTAAAGCCTTAAAATATGCCGCTTGGTTTTTACCAAAGTTTTTAGGGTCCGGTTTTCCACCATGTGGGTATCCTTGCCGCCTGACCTTTCTACCCTTCTTGTACTTTTTTCTTTTTTGAGCCATTTATATTTCCTCAGTACGACCAGATAGCAGGTGAAGGAAAATCATCTTCTGCCATATCTAAGTGTATAAAACGTCCTTTACCTTTTTGATTTACGCCTATTCTTTTAATACCATGCTTCATGGCTACTTCTAAAACTTTTAAAGCTTTATCTCCTCTAACAGCTACATCGACTGCACAGCCTGTAGTGTGTGCGCCTGCACGAGACTTAGAAGCCTCTATAGGATGTTCAATGCACCTGTATCCAGAGCTAATAACAAAAGGAAAATCACATTCATGCCTGATGTTATTTAAAACCTTTAAAAATTCTTCATCGAACTTGTAAGCTCCACAGTGCTGACAGCTTAATTCTTTCTCTGAAAAATAATTCATTCTTTTTTACCAGTACCTAAAAACAAACCAAAGGAGCCTGTTAAAGCACCTGTCATAACGCTGACTAGGCCTGCTTGCTCTAGCGTGGGTGCCGGGATTCCCATGAACCACTCAACAACACGATAGGTCATAACAAGCATAGCCAGCATCAAGAGCCGTGGAACTACTCGCCACTTATCTAACTCTTCTGGTGTCATTGCTTTCTCAACTTCATAATCTTGTCAGCCCCTTTGATGCCAAATGAACTTGTGACGGCGACAAAAAGGAGGTACTGGTACCATTCTGGAAGATTGCCCAAGGCATCAAAAGCATCATGCACCCTATCCATAACAGTGACATCATTGACACCAACACCGTACATAACAGCAACAATAGGAGCCGATAACAAAAGAGCAAACCACTCGTCTTTCCAGCTATTAGCTGACGCATCAGCCATCTTAGATTCCCAATCAGCGTCATTCTGAATAACTTGTAGTTTTGCTTGGTGCTTTGCCTGAGCTTGCTCATGCTTGTTATTAAGATAACCACCAACCAAATTTGTTATCGGAGATATTAAAGCCTGCCAAGCCATATTAGGTACAAACGCCGCCATCTTCTGAATCGTCAAATTGACTATCACCGCAACCATACTTACCGTCATTGTCGGTATCACAAGCCCGTTGCCATACAATCATGCCAAAAGTTAAACCCTCTGACCAAGGCACATAAGTTTTACACCATTCGTGTGATCCAGCCTGCATATCGTCTACCGGCGTTGGGACATAATCTCGACGCTCAGTTTCTGGGAACAGCTTAAACTGAATAGTCTTACCGTTACTATATGTTTTTTGTTGATACAATTTACCTTTAGTAACGTGGATCTTCTCACCTTCTGTAAGCGTTAAAGTTGATCCATCATCATAATTAATTACAGTTTCTCCAAAAGCAGAAGCTGAAAACAACAACAAAAACAAACAAAAGTATTTCATATTAAACTCCTTTTACTTCATAAAATAAACAGTAAATGATGCTCCAGCAGTTACAAAAATCCAAAACATCCTTTCTATATTATTAGATGTTTTAGTATTGAGCAAGACATCATTACTGAGATTTCTTATGTCATCTTCCTGATCATCTAAACGCTTTTCATGTCGATCAAGCCTTTTGAATACAGACAACATCCGCTCTTCTATACGCGCAAACTCAGCTATTGTGTCAGTTAGTTTATCTAGCTTTTCTTCTATACGCTGAAGACGTACTTCATTTCCCGGTATTACAGCCATTAGGCACTCCTTATAAGTATTGTAGTGCCGTAAATTATACCGGCTGAGACAGCTACGCCTACAAATACTATAATACTATCTAAAAGCATTCGCTGTCTTTTACGTTGTTTGTAGATTGCTTGTTCTCTTTGAGCTTTTATTTTACGGCGTAGCATTATCATTTCTTGATAAGTTTCTACACCATAAGTCCAAACAATTAATTCCCTTATTTGTTTTTCTTGTTCTTCTAATTTCTTTTTTGCTATAACACTATTTAGTGCTTGTTGTTCTACTGTATTCCCATCAAAAAGTTTTTTAAATATGCCGGGATTTTCAGATTCTTTTTCTACTTGTTTTATATCAGCCGCAAAGCTGTACCATTGCCCTAGCTTCTGAGCAACGTGTTCAATCTCAGCACCCTTGTTTACTAGCACCTGAATACCTTTGAAGGTAGTCGATGCCATTGCAACTAAAGATAAAGGGTCCATTCATTATTCAGGCTTTGTAGGCCACGTTACAGTTGTTGGAAAGTCTGTCTGCTGTGGAATATCCCGTAGTGCTTGACGGTATGTAGCCATTTCCGCAGACATAGTTACGTCTGACAAACCATAATGATCTGTCTCTTCTAACAGGCGATCACGCTTGGCACGAATGCCTATCTCTTTGTCTGCATCGCTTTTTTCCGAAACCGTCCACGACTGAACTTCTGCTGAGTCTGTTTCAGACCATGACTGACTAAGTGTTTGAGTAGCCGCATCAAAGTCAGGAGCATCTACATAGGTCTTGGGCTTTAGCTCGCCAGTATTCGATGTAAGGGTTTTGTCAGTAGGGGCGCTTTCAATTTGATTCCAAAATGTTTCAGCCTTATGCGCCCTTTCTTTAGCAATAGTATGTAAGGCATCATCGCTAAAGTCTGTAACCTTAACATTTTCCCAATAGTCAGGCTTATCAGTTTTTGTATACTTAACCTGCATCCGTAACTGCTGTGGACTAATCTCTGTTATTTCATAATTTGTTGACATTATGACTCCTTAATTCTCAAAAATTCTTATAGTCCAAGTAGTGTTGACGCTTGTTGCTACACTGTTCCACGTAGGCGTGGCACCCGATGCCGCGGCAAAGTTCATAGAAACAAGTTCATGGTAAGTTTGAAAGCCTGATCCATAAATATATCGCTGACCTACAGCCCAACTTCTGCCACTATACGAGGACTCGTAGGTGCTTTCTTGATTGGCAGATATAGGAAAGCTTCCTGATGTATTTGTTCCGTCTGAAAAGCTGACATAAAGATCGTCAATAGTGGTGGGGTCTGTTTCGTCTGGATCAAATGATATATTAAGTTGAGGCGTTCCATAATTTGGATATGCTTGATAAGTAAATCCGGTAAAGCGAACATCATCGACATATGTGCCAATATCGTCAAAATCAGACGGCACTGTGCCAAAAGATGCTCCATTGTATGACGTTCCATAACCTTGACCAGATGTATAGTCAATTGCAACACCATAATATGGACTGCTGGTATCACTACTCTTACCAACAGTTACATTAAAACTCACATCAATACTTGATGACTTTCCATAAAAGTTATTTGCGGCAATCTGTCCACTTGAAATGCCAGCAAGAGAACGCATATCAGTATCGTTCATGCTTACTTGAGTACCGGATGTTCCACCAGCCTCAATGTGCATTTCGTTCATGCTTATTTGGCCTGAACTAGTTAGAGCCATTCTTCAAAGCCTCCACCTCTGCTCGTAGCTCAGATACAGCATTGATTAGGACAGCGCATAACTTTTCGTAATCAACTGTCTTATAGATAGTTTCCTCGTCGCCCAGCAACGGCATTGTAGTGTCATGCACGATCTCTGGAATGACCTGCTCGACTTCTTGAGCAATCAATCCGTAGTCACGATTACCTTCACGCGAGCCTGCATTCCATGTGTAGGTTACGCCACGCAAGGCATCTACAGTGTCCAGTGCGCCTGTAATGTCCTGTACATCATCTTTGAGGCGCTTGTCTGACACGGTTGTGGAGTAAGCGATTACGTTGCCATCAACGTGTAGGTCGCCGTCATTCTCCAGACGCATTTCTTCAGACGCTCCAGTGTAAAAACGCATAATGTTTGCGCTGTGCCCATAAATAATTCGACCAGCATCACCATCTGAAGAGTCGCCAAACTCAAGCTGGGAATTTGAAGTTCCGTCTGCAACCTGAATCCTGATTCCCGCCGCTTGACCGCTAACGGTTGATCTAAATCTAAATCGTGCTGTTTCGGATGCGTTGTTTGCCACATCAAGAACGTATGACGGTGCGGTTGTTCCAATACCTATATACCCAGCTTGAGTGACACGCATGCGCTCTGTAGGCGTTGAGCCGGTCAAAAATGCCAGCATACTTGTGCCACTAGCACCTTGGTTTTTGATCGTTGAAACTAAACTGTTTCCACCATCTGCAAACTTTAACTCACCGTTAGCCAACAACACCTGATTGCCGTTTAGAGTAAGCTTGTTGGATAGTGATCCTGATGTACCAATACCTACGTTACCGGAGCTATCAATACGCATACGCTCAGAAGAATTAGTGACAATAACAGCGTCATTGCCTAAAGCACCAATCAAAGGATTTGTCGTGCTTGAATCATCTTCAAACTCAATATACGCGCCAGAATCAGTTGATTGCGTTTTTATTCCTGAGTTAGTTGTTCCTGAATTAACGTGCAAGGGTCTAGCAGGACTCGTAGTACCAATACCTACGTTGCCAAGATTAGTATTGCTACCATCAATAAACAGGTGCGGCGTACCGCCTGTTTCGTAGGTATCTCGCCCTGCATAAAATTCTAGGTCAGTAAATCCAAATTCATCGGAGGCTTTGCCTACTAAACCAGCATAATGAGGGTCAGTTGCAGATGTATCGCTATTTTTAAATAAAAACCCGCC